TGTAAATATCCCAACCAAATACGTTACGTACGAATTTATGGTCACGAGCAAAACCTTCTGTTACCATACCTTCAAACATTGGGTTGTTTGACACATTGATTAAGTTTGCTAAACTGTTGATAGAAGCCTCAACAACAGGATCAACGATAGCAATACGTCCACCTGCAGGTGCATTAGCTTTATCAAATGCAAGTTTCATAGAAACAAAATCATTTAATGTAACTGTTCTAGCATTAGAAGCTGCAGAACCAACCCAACGATGTGGTCTGCCGTTTACTAAGTTAAGACCAGCAGCTGTTTGAGCAGCATTAGCAACGTTTAAAAACTTAGTTTCGTGGTTTTCACCAAGAGCACGTGTAGACTCTTGAGCTCTCATCGCCATTAATGTGTCAATTTGAGAACCATCTTCACGTAGGTCATCAGTAACTTTCCAAGCATCACCTACATAATCAGTGATAGAAAGTGTGATAGTACCTGTGTCAATTGGTGAGAATACTAAAGGTGTATCCTCTTGTGCATCTTGAATTGTTACTGAACCAACTGTCTTGATGTTTAAAGCTGTACCTGAACCGAAGTCAGAAACGTCTCTATACATACCTTCTGGTAACAGATAGTCATGTAAGTTTTCAAGGATGAACTGAGAATACTGTTGCGATTCAATGAACGCATTTGTATTTACTGTTGTTTGAGCCATTATAAGCCCTCCTTAAATTAAGATTGTTGTTTAACTTTCTCGCCTGCTGCTCTCCATGCATTAACTAAGTCACTAGTTTTAGCACCTTTAGGAACCTTAGCAGATAACTCTTGTGGAGTTTTATTCTGATTTAAAGCTTCTGTATTAACAGATCCAGAGGATTTGGATACATTAGTTTTAACATTAGGTTCTAAGTCGGCTAATCTTAACACTAAGTTAGGAGATGTAGCAGCGAGCTCATTTAGTTTCTGTGGAGATAGATTTAAATCTTTAGCTAAACTATTATAAACAGTTTCTGCATTGGATCCATATTTCTCAGAAAACTTAGAAGCTACCTGAGAAGCATTTGCTTGAGCAGTTTTTTTCTGTTCATTTTGTTTAAGAGTTTGATTAACTAACTCCATAATGTTATCTTGGTTCAGTCCTCCCTCTTGAGTGGTATTCTCTGCAGGTTTGACTCCAGACTTAATTTCATCTAGAAGTTCTTGTGTAGTCTTACGTGTAGATAGTTCCTCTTTCAGTTGAGCCATCTCTGTTTCTAATGTTTTGATATGCTCCTGAGCATGAGGTACAGATCTTAACGCTTCTTCTGCACTAGAATACTTCTTACCCTCACCTACCAGATCTTGAGCTTCTGTCGGAATCTCAAATGGTTTAGCTTGAGTATCTGTTTGTTGAGCCTCTTGGGTAGTTGGTTCAACGGTTTCTTGTACTGCTTGTTCTTCTGCCATTACTTTTCTCCTTGGTCAGGAATAAGATTATATAATTTTGAAAAGGCTTTTTGAAAGCCTAGTTGATAAGCATGATACTCAGACCATGATGGTTTATCAAACGTAGATTCATCTATTGCCTTTCGTTGAGATAGACTTATTTGTTCTTGACAATAAGTCCTTATTATCTTAAAGGCTTCAGCCTTTGATAAGGCTTTACCTTTTTCATCTTTCAAATTCATATAAATATTATACCATAAATTTAACGAATTGTCAACTAAATACCTTCATTTACTTGCTGGTCAAGCATTTGCTCTTCCATAGAAGGTTGTTGTGACTGTGCTTGCAAGTCTTGCTGTATCTGCATCTTGAGTTTTTCTATCTCCGCTCCTTCAAAGAGAGCAGCATTATCTTTGATAAAGTCATACTTTTCAAAGCCCATATACTCTTCAACCATATTAGCAAGTTTCTTAGCAGATATATGAGGAGCAATAACTTGTCCAATAGGACTATTAAATACACCTAACATGTTCTGCATTAGTTGAGCTCTAGCTGCATAATGTCTAGCACCTATAGGTCTGATCTTACCTTTAGCAGTTAAATCTTCTTTAGTTACTGATAAGAAGTCTTGAACACCAAAGTCATCATCCATAACTTTTGCAAGTTCAGGAACATTAATATTACGTTGTGCTAACTCGAGCATAGTATTAAGAACAGGTTCTAAGAACTCTTGTTCAAATTGATTAATTTTATTTTGGAAGATACGTGATGCTGCATTTTGTAACTGTTGTACTTCAAATGCTGTCTTTTCACCTGGAGTTCTAAAGCCCATAGCTTCTTTAGGAGCTCCTGCCATTTCTTCCATAATAGCTAAGATCGCTGCAATTTCATTATTAACTTGGAAAGCAGCTGCATTAGGAGGCATAGCTACTACATCACCATCTTCAGGAATATGAATAGTTTGTTCAGGACCCCATGTAAATGGTTCTACATCTCCTTGAATTTTTAAAGGTGGATGTATAGTAAGATCTAATGCATCAGCTTTAAGATTTTCTAAGTGGTCTACACGATATTGTAATCCAACTAAATTATCTAGTGGACCCATAGCATATAAGTTATCAGGACGTTTTCTCCAACCTACATGATGTTTAGAATCTCTAGCTATATAAGAAGGATTATCAACAACTCTTAATACATAACTTCGATCTAATACAGTTATAATTTTATTCTTATGCAGTTTCTTTTCAATAGTATCATAGTAGTCACCTTCAAATTCTAGTAATTCTACATAACCTGACTGATAGTATTCTTGTAAAGAACCAAAGCCATCTACTCTAAATGCTTCAGATTTATTAATATCTTCTACTTTAAATTGAGATAAACTATTTCTAATTTCTAATGCTTTATCTAAAGCACCTTTATCATAGTTAAGATTAGGATTATCTTCTACATCTATCATTAACTCACCAATAGATTTAACATATCTAGTAAACTTAGGAGAGTCTTTAAATGATGGTGCAGTAGGATTAATTATCATATCAAATGGAGATATACGAACTAACTTAGGTCCGTTATAAGTAACAATCTCTTCACCTGTTTGAGGATCTGTATGAGATTCATGAACATAAGTTACATCTGCAAAAGCATTACCATAGTCAATATAATCTGCTACTAACTGAGCTACTGTTTCTCTAAAACCAGATTCTTTAATTTTAGTTTTAAGATAAGCTTCAATAGCTTTACGTTTATTAACTATGCTATCTTCTAAAGTAGCTCCCTCCCACTTCATCCAATCGTCATTAGGAAATAAAGCATCCATATAGTTAGCATGTAAGTTATCTCTAATCTGTGTTAATTTAGGTAATGTAGTTTTATTTTTCCAAGGTAAAGTAGAATTAGATGTAGTTGTAGTATCTGTAGCAAACAGGTAGTTACGTAGCTCTCTCCACTCAGACTCTTTGTTTTGTCTTTGAATCCACCATTGGTTATACAAATGCGCAAGATTCCTTGCCATTGTATCTGGATTAATTGCTTTTTCAAATTGTGCTACTTTGCCTGCCATATACTTTCCTTAGTAAGATACTCCCCCAAAACGAGAGTGTGTTAATACATTAGAAGATACCATACTTACACTAGATCTTTGTCTAGGTACTATAGAAATAGCTACTGCGTTTGCTAATGCATCCTTAACGTCATCATGAGGTGGATGAACTTGTGATAGTTCTTCTTCTAATACTTGACAATTACCACCTTTATAATGCCACATTTGTTGGTTATGATACTTAGGTTCTAGTGTAGCGTTAATACGTTGACGCTTATCTCCTTGATACCTAGTAGGTCTATACTCATCTATAACTAATGGAATACCATTTGGTTTAAGATAACTATCTTTTAATTCTTTTACAATTGTTTGTTGAGCTACTGTAGTCTCAGCTCTTAGTTTTCTAAAGCCCCACTTTTCCCAAGACCTTAATATGTGATCATAGTAATCTACAATACGATCTGTTTTAAATCTATCTATATCTAATACATAGTAATTACTTTGATGATCTACACCTACAACTACTAATGCTGTACTATCAGCTTGTTTACGTAAGGAGAAAGCAAAGTCAATTGCTGCAAATACATTTAATTTACGATCTCTAATGTACCAATCACCTTCTCTATTTTGTAATACAGCTCTATCATAATATTGATAATCTTCTGCATTTATATTAGCTGCTTCAGAGTTATTAGGATCATTATAATACTGAGCATAAAATTGAGTAACATCTACATATTTAGCTTTAATACGTGCTAGTTCTTTAGCATCAAATCCAAAAGCTTTACCATCTGCTCGTTTTTGTTTAGTCCAAAGAAACTCACCATTTGTTTCTACTACTTTTTGAAATAACTCGTATACATTTTCTTCAGATTCTAAATCACCATTATCATCAAAAACTTGCTCTTTCATATTAACCATGGTATCATATATATCTCGAGGATGATAACGAGTACCCACAACCCACTCAAGAGCACCAGGGTTTTCGATAGATGCCAATTGTGAGTATGCTGCTGAGACTTTGGATCTTCCTTCTTCATTGTAAGCATTACCTGGTACAACAATATCATCAAGAACAACAACATCGGCATGGAAACCAGTAGTATTACTAGTAAGTCCGACAGCTTTAACACTAGCATCTCTGACTCCTTCTAGTTTACGTTTAGGATGATCAACTGCTATCTCTGCTACAGCCCACTTTTCTCGTTTACCTTCCTCTTCATTAATCATATCTTTCCAATATCTACGATATATTGGACTATCTATAATATTTTTAATAGCATATAATTGTTTTTCTGCTAAGTCAGCAGTAGCTGACACATATAGTATAGTAGTTTCAGGATGTTTAGTTAGCCACCATGCTGTTCTATATGCTATAAGTTTAGACTTCATATGACCACGAGGTAATAAAACTAATTGATTCTCTTTAGCATTTTGTCGTTGCCACCATGAAATAAGTTCTTCATGTATAGCACCGAGCATTAAGTGAGGTGCAACTAGTCGTATAAAAGTCAGCAGATCTTGTTCTGCTGCTTCTCTGATCTGGTCAATCTGAGTCATCTATTTCTTTCTGTATTTAGCTGTTTTCTTTTTAATACTATCTGGCTGTGCTACAAACTGTTTACCTTTACGATTACCTGCAGCCTTAGTTGCGTTTGTTGCTTTCTTTTCAGCAGGGCTTAATGCTTTCCAAGCAGCCTCAGGTAAGTATCTTTTCTTTCCTTCACTCTTAGTACCATCAGAAGTTCTCCACTTTTGTTTGGTCCAAGACTTTAAACTCTTTTGTGATTTAGCTAATGGCATTACTTATAGCCTCCACCTTTTTCTTTATATTGTTTAGCCAACATTTGTGCTTTACGTGCTGACCATTGACCAGGTTTACCACCTTTACTACCTGTTTTGATCTTATTAAATAATGCTTTACGCATTGTAGGTTTAGTGTAGTTACCTGCTTCGTTTACTTTACTTTTAGTTTTTTTAGTAGCTACCATTTAACTTTATGACTCCAGTATCTAGCACTCATCTTATCTGGGCTAGAGTCCTGAGCATTGTGTCTAGCATAGTAAGACTTCTTACGTGCTTT